TGTTAGTTGGAAACCCCCACGAAGATTTGGCCTTGGACAATATTACCTTCCAAATGTTCGATTATGGGCTAACTCCGTACAAAGTTGCTTGGCAAAAGGCATAATTTTGCCTCATTGTAGTACAAACTATAGACTTTAGCAATAAAAGATGGTATCATTAACATATGAAATCAATTAAAACCACTGTTGTCGAGGAAACTACTCTCGGCGTATATATATGGCAAATGCCAGACGGACGCTGGGTAGGAGACGATAATGGTAATTATTTGTCTGTAGCAGCATTTAAAAATGATCAGACAAGAATTGATGCAATCACTGAAGCTGTGAGAGGCTATGGTATTCAGACAGGTAAGGCAGTATTTTTATCTGGTCAGAGAAAGATTAATGACGAGGAATACGAAGAGCAGCAACAGCGCTTGAAGTGGGGATTGACACCAGATCCGCTAGATATTGGTGAATATAAAGATAGCTTAAAGAATTTGAGGAACGACTAATGTCAGATGTAGTAGAAGACGATTCAAGAGAAGTCAATGCAGTTCTATCTGGAGATTTTTTTACAGAGAGACCAGCAGATGAATCAGATCCATTTTATGTAAAGGCAGACGATATTGCAAAGTATCGTGGCTTCTCGCCAAACTTTAAAAGAAAGAATACAAGATTAATCCAAAAGTTCCAGCAAGGTGCTGACGGAGCTGCTCGTTCAAAGAAGTACGAGCAAGAAATTCTTATGGGCTACGACGTCCTTGACGTAATTACACCACCATACAACCTAGATTATTTGGCACAGATTTATGAAGTATCATCACCGCACTTCGCAGCATGTAATGCAAAGGCTGCAAATATTGTCGGTCTCGGATACGACTTCGCACATACTCGTGCAACAAAGGAAAAAATTGCAGACCTTTCTGATACACCAGATAGCCTACAAAGATTCCGTGCCAAGTTGGAGCGGATGAGAGAAGACATGTACGATCTACTTGAGTCAATGAACCAAGAGGATACATTTACAGAAACACTCACAAAGGTCTACCTTGATTTTGAAGCGACTGGTAATGGTTATATTGAAGTTGGTCGTAAGGTAAATGGAGAAATTGGATTCGTTGGACATGTTCCATCTAAGTCAATGCGTGTTCGCAAGCAGCGTGATGGATTCGTTCAAATCATTGGAAATAAAGTTGTTTTCTTCCGTAATTTCCAGGACAATACAACAGTAAATCCTATTGGTGATGATGAGCGTCCAAATGAGATTATTCACATTAAGAAGTACACACCAACAAATGGATATTATGGTGTACCAGATATTATTCCAGCAAAGACTGCGTTAGCAGGAGATGAATTTGCACAGAGATTTAACCTAGATTATTTTGAGAACAAGGCTGTTCCAAGATATATCATCACAGTAAAGGGTGCAACTCTTAGCCGTGAAGCAGAGCGTAAGTTGCTTGAGTTCTTCCAGACAAATCTAAAGGGTAAGAACCATAGATCTATTTATATTCCACTTCCAGCAGATGACGATGGAAATAAAGTTGAGTTTAAGATGGAAGCTGTTGAGGCGGACGTACAAGACTCATCATTTAACAAGTATCGTCAACAGAACAGAGATGAAATTTTAATTGCACATAGAACACCAATTTCTAAGTTGGGTCTGCCAGAGGGAATTTCCCTTGCAGCAGCTAAAGATGCAGATAAGACATTTAAAGAGCAGGTTGCTAGACCAGCTCAGAGAAATCTAGAAAAGAAACTTAACCGTTTGATTGCTGAATTCACAGACGCTTTTGTTTTGAAGTTTAATGAACTTACACTCACAGACGAGGATACACAATCCAAGATTGATGAGCGTTACCTACGAATGAAGACCATTGTGCCTAATGAAGTTCGTGCAAGACTGGGTATGCCAGGCCTGCCAGGGGGAGATGAGCCAGTTCAGTTAACAGGACAGCAAGCAGCTGACCAAACTGCAAGAGGAACAGGAAACCGAAGAAGAGATCAACAGAGAACTGCTGACGGTACTGATTCTAATGGAGCGGCAAGAAATCCTCAAGGTGAGGGTCGAGTTACGCCCTGATTTTGCATTACTAACAAATAGTTGATAAAATTAGTGTTGCTATGGAGATAAAAAAGGCAAACTGGTATTCTGATGGAGACAGCCTCCGTCTTTCAATGCCTATCGCAAAAGTCGATAAGGAAAAGCGCATCGTATCAGGATTTGCGACTCTAGACAATATCGATCAACACGGAGACATCGTTTCCGCAGATGCTTCTGCTTCTGCGTTTGAGCGCTTCCGTGGAAATATTCGTGAGATGCATCAGCCACTTGCAGTAGGCAAGATGGTTTCATTCCGCAAGGAAAAGTTATTTGATAAAGCAACTGGAAAAGAATACAGCGGTGTTTTTGTTAACGCTTATGTTTCAAAGGGTGCACAAGATACTTGGGAAAAAGTTCTTGATGGAACTCTTTCTGGTTTTTCAATTGGCGGAAATATTACAAAGACAGTAGATGAGTATAACTCAACACTCGATAAGTCAATTCGTGTTATTAAAGAATACGATCTAACAGAACTTTCATTAGTAGATAATCCAGCAAACCAACTTTCAAATATTGTTTCTATTCAAAAGACCGCTGATGGGACAGTGCTCAAGGGAATTGCAACAGAAACACAAGTTGAAAATGTTTTCTATGATAAGGAAACAGATGAAGTTTATCTATCAACAGAATCAGAATTTACATCACCAACTACAAATACTAATTTAGAATTAATTGGTTGGGTAGAAACAGCAGATACCAACAAGTCTGTAGAAATCAAGAGAATCCTTGACGCACACAAGCAGTCTAAGGTACAACCTGATCTTGCAAAGCAGGTTGAAGAAAATCAAGACACAGAAGGAGGTGTTACTGTGGCAGAAGATACAACAATTACCGTTGAAGAGACTCCAGCTGAGCAAGTTGCTCTAGTTGAGGAAGTCACAGAAACGGACCTCGCTAAGTCTGCTGATGCGGAAGCACCAGCAACCGAAGAGGCACCACAGGCAGATGCTGAAACAGCACCTGCAGCCGTTGAAGAAGAAGCCGCTGACATTTCCGAAGTCGAAGTTGAAGAAACTGACTTTGCAAAAATGTTTGATGAAATGAAAAGCTTCATCTCAACAGAAATTAGTAAGACTGCAACAGCTGAGGCTGTTTCAGGACTAGCAGCACAGGTTGATCAGAAAATTGCTGAAGTAACCAACAAATATAATGAACTCGCAGAGGTTGTTAACAATATTAAGGCAACTATCTCAGGCGTCGAAAAGAGGGTCGACGGAGTAGAGAAAGATACTGCGATTCGCAAGTCTTCTGATCTGGACGGGTCAGATGTAACAATACAAAAAACAAACAGCAAGTGGGGCGGGCATTTCCTCAGCGTCCGCAACATTTAATTTATAAAAACAACGGAGGTGAAAATAAATAAATGAGCGATATTCTACAAAAAGTAGTTGATACTACAAACGTTGGATCAGGAAATGGTGGTCTTCTAAACACAGACCAGGCTAACCGATTCATCGATTACATGTTCGATGCTACAATTCTTGCCCGTGCAGCTCGTACAGTTCGCATGCGTTCTAACACAGCAGACATTGACAAGGTTGGCGTTGGTACTAGACTAATGACAGTAGCTACTGAAGCAACCCAAACAGGTGCTAATGCAGCAGTTACATTCTCCAAGATTTCTCTTACCACTAAGAAGCTACGTCTTGATTGGGAACTTTCAAGCGAAGCTCTTGAAGATAACATCGAAGGTGCTGATCTTGAAGATCACATTGCTCGCCTAATGGCAACTCAGGCTGGTAACGATATCGAAGATCTTTTGATCAACGGTGTTGGAACAGGTTCTGGTTTGATGTCAGCGTTTAAGGGATTCCGTGCACTTGCACTTGAGTCAGCAAACGTTGTAAACGCAGGCGGTGCAGTAATCTCTAAGGCAGTATTCAACAATGCAATCAAGGCTATGCCACGTAAGTACAAGCAACGCCGTAACGAACTTAAGTTCTTTACAGGTTCAAACCTAGTGCAGGATTATCTATACAACCTTACATCAATCGGTAACGGTGGAACTCCAGAAGACATTGCATCTTCAATTCTTCGTGGAAATCCAAACGGACCAGCTGGTGCTCCAGGTGGTGTAATTCCATTCGCATTCGGTATTCCAGTAGTTGAAGTTCCTCTAATCGATGAGACTAGAGACGGAGACTACTCAGGTGCTACAGGCGACCACGGAGATATCCATCTTACATTCGCTAACAACCTAGTTGTTGGTGTTAAGCGTGAGATTCAGGTATACCGTGAATTCAAGCCAAAGAAGGATACAATCGAGTACACAATGTTCGTAAGAACAGGATGTGCAATCGAAAATCCTGAAGCTTTTGTTGTGGTTAAGAACGTAAAGGTCTCAGCCTAACAAATTTAACAACTAAATAGTCTGAAGGGGAACTCCTAAAAAGGGTTCCCCTTTAGTCATATGGGTGCTATAATTAGAAGGAAAAGACTGAGAGGAGAATAAATGTCTTTTAATAATTTGAAGCTTGAGGAGCTTCGTAAGGTCGCAGAAACATTTGCGGTAGATCATGAATCAGCCAAGAATAAGGCAGACCTAATCGCCCTACTCGCAGAAGAGGGTGTAAGCTATGAAATGTATAATAGTTTTATTAACGCTGAAAAAGGCGAAGCAGAAGTAGAAGAAAAGAAAACACTTGGATCAAAGCCAAATACCGAACTTAAGGGTGGCCAGGTCCTAGTAAAGATGGAAAGAATGAACCCAAGATACGATGTAAATGCATTCACATTTACAAAAGAAAATCCATTTATTGTAATGTCTGAAAAGGACGCACAGGAGATTTTTGACACACAGGAAGGTTTCAGACTTGCCACTCCCAAGGAGGTACAGGAGTTTTACTCCTAATTAATTAAATGGAGTTATATACAGGTCTTACCCAAGACATTTATCTAGATGTTTATGAAGAGGACGAACTCAGATTAGCTGATGCTAATCCAACCGTTTCAATATACGACGGTGACACAGACGTTCTTGTAATTAGCGGATTTGCAAGCCCAGAGATTAATGATGAAGGGCACTATTCGTTTAGAATCCTAGATAACTATGTAATGACAGACAAGAGCATAAAGGCAGTCTGGAACTATGCAGTAGATGGAAATCCAATGACATCTACTCAATATTACACAGTAACAACTCCATACATTCAGATTTCTGAAGCATACACCAGACTTCACGCTGGACGTGAAGAGGGTGATCAAAACCATATTCCACTACACGAAATG